CTAATACTTGTGGTTGTGGCTTTGCTATACTAACTTCACCACCATCATTTAATTTATTATAACTATCAATACCTACTAAATCACCAACCCAAAAAGGTATAGAACCTACGCAAGTATGTTTTGCTTTATATTTTGCCATAATTCTCCTATGTTTAAAAGGGGGGAATACACCCCCCTTTTTGATTTATATATTACTATTAACCACCTAAGTTAGTTAAAGTAATTATTTCTCCGTCTTTTACGAAATCAAAACCACAAGCTGTGTAAGCTGCAACTTTTGTTCCTAAGAAATCAACAGAGTATTCTGATACTACTTTAGGCTCAATCTGATAAAGCAATTTAGCATTTTCAGGTTGAAATATAGCACCAGCAATATGGTCATTTGTTGTTGTTTCTTTCATACGGTTAGAAACGTAAACAGGCATACCTGCTAATGTTCCAACTAAACCTCTACCACCTTTAACTGCAAGTCCACCAGAACCTGAGAAGTCAGCAGATGTAAAGTTAGTAATTTGCATCATTGAACCGTATAATGTAGGACTAACAACCATAGCCCAACCATCAGTTGGGTCAAAGTTATTTTGTGCCATAACTTTTAACACATTACCCATATCAGCAGCAGCAAAAGTATTATTAGCACTTAAGTCTAACTGAACAGTATTACCAACAGTTAAGCCAGTAATATCATCAGCAATTAATGCTTCTACTTTTCTACCGATTGCGTAACCCATACCTTTAACATACATATCAAAAAATTCAGGTGATGCTTGAACATTTGCTATATCAGAAATAATTTGTGCAGAATAGTACAATTTATCTACTGTAATAGTTTTTTCATCATCATTATTAGAATGATATGTAAGGTTATCAGTAATTGCAGAAAAAGCTGCTGGTGTAGTAGCAGTAGCAGACTTTTCTGTCATTAAAGGAATATGCACAACATCACCACGTTGTTTTACTAACGCAGATAAAGATGTGTCTACTATATTAGCTAGAACGAATTGTTCTTCTATGTAATTGTTGATACCTTCTGCCCAAAGCTGTGGGACAAAATCGTCTAAATCTGTATTAGCTGTACCAACACTTGTATTAACGTAAGCCATTTGATTTGCTCCAATCTATACCCTCTATCAACTGTCAAACGACCTTCTAGTAGGGTGGTTATTTTTTATAAGACTTTATAATATCTGCCCAGTTCTTAGCTTTGTCTTTAGCACTTAATTTAGTCCAATCTTTAACTGCACTATTTTTTGGCTTGACAGTAGCACGAGCTTGAGGCTCAGTATGAGTTTTAGAACCTAACTCAGATACCATAAACTCTAAAACGTCTATGTCTTTATTTGAAAATTTTTCTCGCTGCTCCTCAGGTAGCTTTTCTAACAAAGAAGTTCTTTGTTTTTCAACTAACGCTTCATACTTATCTTTAAAAGGACTAAGTTGATTAACTTCTTGCTCAAACTTCTCAGCAAGTGTTTTAAATTCTTCTTTTTCTTTTAATTTAGCATTTTCTTGTGCAGTTAATTGTTTTTTTAAATCAGCTAACTTAGTTTCAGCTTCTTGTGCTCTTTTTCTATACTTCTTGCTTTCTGCTATGTACTCATTCTGAGCGTTATCTTGAGTAACATTCTCTGTATCCTGCTCCACTACTGTTTCGTTTGATACTTTATTTTCTTCGGACATACTGCCCTCCTATATGTTGTATAATTGGTAACGCAAAATACAATATCTTGCATTTGTCATATATCGTAACTTAAATTAGAAAGGTATTAAAATGCAAGTTTTAAATAATTATAAACAAAAATGGTTTAATTTTTTAGGCTATGAGCCACACGAGGGTCAGCGTAAATTGCATTTTCCTACCAAAGAATCTGCTAGGTTTTTTGTAATGGTTTGTGGGAGGCGTTTCGGAAAGACTACGGCATCGGCAATGGAAGCGACATTCTACGCCTCCCAGCCGAATCAGCGTATATGGCTCGTAGGACTTTCGTATGATAAAGCCGACTTGATGTTTAGAGAAGTATGGGATAAAATGGTAAAAGGACATCAAAACGATATTATCAAGGCTTCTGAGAAAGAAAGATATATCAAATTCAAATGGGGAACTACAGTTGAAGCTAAATCTGCCGATAACCCTGATTCGCTTGTAGGTGAAGGGTTAGATTTACTTATAGTAGATGAGGCAGCTAAGGTAAGACCTAGAATTTGGGATATGTATTTATCTCCCACATTATCTGACAGAAAAGGTAAAGGTATATTTATATCAACACCAGAAGGGTTTAATTGGTTATATGATTTGTTCTTATTGGGAAAAAGTGATGAGCTTTGGGAATCACATCAAGCACCATCTTGGGACAATAACTTTGCTTTTCCTGAAGGTAAAGACGACAGGTTTCTCGTTGAGAGAAAACGTAATATGGCTAAAGAGCTTTTTGATCAGGAGTATGGAGCACAGTTTACAAGTTTTGAAGGTAGGGTTTATCCTTTTGATAGGAATCTTGATGTCGGTTACTATCCTTATAATCCATATCTTCCTACTTTTTGTAGTATTGATTTTGGGTATCGTATGCCAAGTGTCGGCTGGTTTCAAACGCACAGAGTAAATGGTGAATGGCATATTAATATGATTGATGAGATAATTCACGAAACTAATATAAAAACAGATGAGTTAGCAGATAGAATTAAAGCAAAAGGTTATAAAGTCGTTAAATATTATGGCGATCCAGCAGGATTACAAGCACAAGGACAATCAGGCGTAGGAGATATAGAAATTTTTAGAAAAAAAGGCATTATAGTAAACACAATAACTGATAAAGCATCAAGAAGCATAAGTGCAGGTGTTAATCACGTTAGAAGTTATATAGAAAACGCAAATGGCGAAAGATACTTGCACCTAAACAATAATTGTATAGGTATGGCAGAAGATTTAGAAAGTTACAGATACCCTGAATCACAAGATAGCAAACCATTAAAACAAGAACCATTAAAAGACGGTTTTCACGATCACGGTTGTGATATGTTAAGATATTTTTTTATTAACCATTTTCCAATGAAAAACAGAGAGATAAAAGTGAGGCAAAGATGATGTATAGCGAAGCAGACATAATTCAAGAAAGTCTGAAACATTTAAAGGTGAGAAATCACCAATATAGAGAAAGTTATGTAAATAAACTGTTAGATTACTATAATGGAAACAATGTTGCTGATTATATAGCAGATAATTTTGATTTAGAGGCGTTTAGAGAAGTTCCTCCATACCAATCTAACATTACAAAGAAATTTATTAATAAAATGTCAAGAATTTACACAGTTGGTGCTGATAGAAACGTAAATAAAAGATATAATGATTTGGCAGCACTAAAAGATTCAAAAATGAAACATATAGAAAGAATGACTAGGTTAGTTGGCAGTATTGCTACAAGAATTATGTTTATAGATGGTGAAATGCCTCACTTTGACTATCAGCCTATATACTATTTTCACCCTTTCTTTGAAAATGACCCATTTAAACCTTCTTCTCTTACATACCCATTAATGCACTATACATCAGACGCTACAAACACAGATGAATGCGAATATATACATTGGGATAGTGAAAGATTCATTATATTTAATGAAAGTGGTGATATTTTAGACGAACAACAGCACGGATATGGTATTTTGCCTTTTGTTTTTACACATAGAGAACATCAATGCGATTCTTTCTTTGTAGAAGGTGCAAATGATATAGTTAGTGCTAATGAACACATAAATATTACAATGACTGAAATGCAACTTGGTTTAAGATTTCAAATGTTTGGACAACCTGTTGTAACTGGTGCAGATTTAGGAAATAGGCAGAGATTTGGTTCAGATGTAATATTAGAGCTACCTTCTGATGCTAATTACACAATACAATCACCAGCAGGTGATATTGAAAAGGTTATAGAAAATGTTAAGTTCCAAATGGAGCTTGTAGCACAAAATAACCACTTATATGTACAATTTGCACAAGATGGTGGTGAAACACCTAGTGGTATTGCTCTAAAAATCAAAGATTTAGAAAGATTTGAGGATTATCAAGACGATTTAGCTCTTTGGACACAATATGAACACGAAATGTATCAAATAGAACGTAAAATTGGACAATTTTTTGGTATATCTATGCCTGAAAAGCTAAAAATAGACTTTAATGAGCCTGAATACCCAATGACAATACAAGATCAAATAGCATTAGACAACCACCGATTAAATTTAGGGTTAATAAGTAAAGCTGAACTAATGGTAGAATACAACAAAGACTTGACTTTAGAAGAAGCCAATGCTAAATTAACAGAAAATCAATCACAAATAGAGCCACAAGATGATAACAGTCAAGTATAACATAGATTTTGGTAAAGCATTAAAAGTTGTTAATGAGCAAAGTTTAGAAAGATACACTAATGCACATTTTTCTGAAAAAACTGCAAAATTAGCTCGTGATTTTATTACTAATGGTAAAGTAAAACCTAGATTATCAGACAATAATCCTAGAAAAATTAAAAATAAAAGTGCTATACCTTTATTTGATACAGGAAAACTTGCTAATAGCTTAAAAGGTAGTACAAGAGGAATAAGTGGTGTAAAATATGCGAAATATCATAGACAAAAAGGTGGTTTTAAGGCTTGGAATAGGTTTCAGACACCACCTAAATCAGTACAACCCCCAGAAGAAAGAGAATTTATACCACATTATAAAGAAGATGGTAAAATAGCTTTAAGAGGTACAAAAAAAGACCTTACAAAAATATATAAGGATTTTCGTGTAAAGTTTATTAGATTAATTAATAAACGTATAAGGAAAAAATAATGACGGAAAAAGAAAAAATAGAAATCCTATTAAAGAATATAATTAATATGCACGAAAAGCTAAACATACTTATAGAGTATATGGGTAAAGACATCACAGAAGAACAATATCAAAGACAGTTCTACAAAGAAGAAGATAAATTAGTAGAAATAGAAAAAGACACATACGAACAAATGTGCGATTTAATGGAAAGTAATACAATACCCTTTATGGGGATAGCATAATGGAGAAAAATGGATTTTATCACAATATTGGAACAGTTTGGAATACCTGTGGCGATGACAATAGCGTTCGGATTCTTTATTTGGAAACAAAACCGATTTATACAAGAAACTCTAATGACAGAACTAGACCAAGACTTCAAGAGGTTGGAAGGTATTATTATTAAGCTGATAGATCAGCAAAAGAAAGTACAAATGGAACAAAAGAAGTTAAATGGTATATTTAAAGCACAAGTAGAAATAATTGCAAGACTTTCAGGTAACGGATTAAAAGATAAATTCTTAAGAATTATGGAAAAAGGTGGTATGAACGATGAATAAAACTAAAAAAATGACAATAGTAACACCTATGGGTAGTATAGAAAGCGATTCAGGTAACCATTTTAATGATTTCTTAAGTATTGTTGGCGTTATGGTAATATTCTTCGTATTGAGGTATTTATTAAAAAAATACGTTAGATAGATTCTTCAGCAGCTATTATAGACATTTCCCATTCTTTTCTTTGACCCTTAGTAGGTCTTTTAGCCTTTAATGGCTCTATACCCACAGCTTTAGCTCTTTTTTTCCACTTATACCACTCTTTACGCATCTCATTACGATTTTTCTTTTTCTTTTCTTTATCAATAATCTTTTTAAGAACTACCTTTTCTTCTTTAACAGTTTTTGGCTCAATACGTTCTGGTAAATCAACAGGCATTTCTACGTCATCGAACACCTCAACTACTTCGGCATCTTGAACATCTTCAGCTTTAAGAAACTTCTCAAAAGGACTATCTATAGTAATATTGACGTTCTTTACTAATTTACCACTATGCTCTAACACTAATCTAGCAGCTTGTACATTACCGTGTTTAGCTTCTCTTACCATAGCATTAATCACAGCAGGTAATTGCGAACCAAACTCTGTCATATACCTTTCATACACTTTATCAATAAAGACTGGGTCTTGCCTCCATTTTGCAACACAGATGTCGCTGACACCTACCTTTGCAGCAACTTCTTTGGCTGTAATCGATGGGTTTAGTGCAAAAAGCTCTATGGCTAGTATTTTTTGGGGTTTTCTTTTAGCTAATGTGTTATCCATAACGCTTTAATTTAGTACAAAATGGTACTTATTTCCTAATTTTTTTGTTATGCGTGATTGGTACTTTGTTTTTACATTTTTTGTGGAATGGAAGCCCTCTCACTACTGAAATAAGCTATCCCCCCATACACACCCAGCTAAAAACACATATCACCCAGCCCTTTTAAAATAGATTATTGGTAGATTTTACAGCCATAATAAGAGGCATAATAGCCGATATTTAGGATTAGATTTCTATATAAAATATTTTGGAATATTCCAAAC